GCTTGTCGCATCAAAACCGCTTACACTCCAAAAGTAATCATTACTTCCTGCTAGAGCCGTTGTGACTGCTGCTGTAAAGTTTATAACAAAGCGACCAGGGGTGGGGCTTGTTACACTTGTAACACCAAGAGAATCTCCTTGTATATAGGTAGAAACTTGATTGAAATTGACGGCAACAATAGGAATAAGACCTAGAAACAGCTCTCCCCCTTTTGAAAACTGATAAACAGTGCCATTATTCTCAGGTCTTGCAAAAAGCTCTGTATTTCCTGCACCATCTTCTTTGCTGTAAAGCCCATATTCGTTTGCTTGTGTTTCTGGGTCTGCTGCTTGCTCGACAAACGTCACATATTTGTGTTTTCCAGCGTTTGCCCCTCCATTAAAAGCCACATGATTCACTCCAAAATTAGTATTAAGCTGTGTAAAATTAGTGAGGATCTGGCCTTGACTAGTTGATAGGTCATCTGGTGCTTTTGGAATATTTGGGTTATATGTCATCAATTTACCGTGTATGCTTGAAATAATAATCTGGGAAGGCGAAAAGCTACTGGATTAGTGCGCGTGATACCTGAAATATCTATATTTGTTCCCCAAGCCCTAAAATGGGTTGTGCTTGCTGTATCTGAGTATGTAGCACTATGATAAGGCTCAGCTTGCACCATTCTTGCGGTCACTTGTGACAATCTGAGGTCGTTAAAGCTTTGATAAACCCAGAAATAATTAGCTGTGGGAAGGGCATTAGAAAAAGTAATTGTCCAATCGGCAAAAACGTTATGTCCATTTTGAGGGGGTTGATTTGCTACGACACTCGCAATATTGTAAGAGACGGGTGTTTTAACAATATCTCCCTCAGCGTTTTGACGGTCAACTTTAATGATATTTGCGTCAAAATCAAAAAGCACGTACGCCCGTAACACGAGACCTCCAGCACTGATTCTCCCATTTTTGGTGATTTGTATTTCATCACCGTTAGATGGTTGTCTGTAGTATACTTCTGATTTGCTTGAGGTTTCTTTTGCATACATTGCAATTTCTGCTGAAGCTGTAGAGGGAGCCGATCCCTGCTCAGGTAGTGTAAGTTTTCTATGTCCACCTCTAATATCCTCATCCGCATTTGTTAAAGATACGTGATCGCCTACGTTTGTTAAGTTGGGTAATCCGTACCCATAGCTCGCGTTAATAGCTTCAAAGTTTTGTCTAAAATCTATTTGGCTCTGGCTTATAATATCTGTAGATTGCGGAATGGATTCTTTGTAAGCCACTAAAAACCTCCGTTTCTACTTTGATGCGCATAGTTGTCATCAGAGTAAATTGTAGCTGTCCGATCAGGGGCTTGCTGTGTTGCTGTTCGATATAAAACAAGATTCTCCTGCTCTTGGAAAAATGGCATGATGTTTTGAATACTTTCTATGTCCTGTCTATCTTGTAAGACCTTGATAGCTGCGCCAAAAGCGATATATTGCCACCATTGATTGATATCTGGGGTATTATCACCGTCATGAGCGTTTGCACTCAAAAGTTGAGATGGTTTTTTGTACACCTCAACACTTACGCGATAAACCTTGTCGGGAACGGGTCGTAATGTAAAATAGTTATTGAAAAAAACAGCGGCATTGGGTCTTGCTAATGAGCAATATTGATATTTTGCGCTTATAGAATTAGGAGAGGATATTGTATTAGGCCAGGTCACGCTTACGGCACCCGTGACATAATTTACAGTACCTCTCACTGTTGTATTATCTGTGCTATCTACTAAATCCCCTACATTATTTACTAATGCCTGGGGTACATCATAGACGATTTGATTGATGCTTGAGTCGTCTAATACAGATAATGTAAGGCTTCTTTTTACTATCGGCAATGCGCTTATAGTAAACGCATAAGGACCCGCAATTCCTGTGCCAACGCTTCCCGTGTACTGCGTATTGACTGTAGGATACAAATTAAAAAACTGATCGCGTGACTGAGAATAGACACACTGATAGCCGTCAACATAAAGAGGAGGTAAGACAGAGTGATATAAATCCGTATCAAAAGTGTAGCGATCCTCGTTTGGAACTGTGTAAAAATCGAGCGTATCATGTAAATTCCACGTTTTAAGGCTTGAGGGAATATCTTGCTCAAGAAAAGTATCTATATACTCCTCAAGATCATTTTCTCTCAATTGATTAGTTGATGGTGACGCTGTTAGCCTCCTAACTTTCTTTTTTATTTTTGTTAGAGTGCTAATAGACATATTTACCCCGTTATACTTGTATTATTTATTTCAGTGCCTGTAATGGGAACAGCATGTGCTTGCGTAAAAGCAGGTGGGAAACTCGGCTCAGCATAAACAGCTTGTATACGTGTGTCGTAATCAACTGTAAACGTTGTGTCGGTCGGTACTTCGACCACTTTTGCTTTTACATAATTTAAATCCATCCCATAATCCGATGGCACAAATATTCTTACAAATTGATCAACTACATAACCGTGAACTTCTGTTGTAGTAATCACCGCTTCTTTTGCCATGCTCACATCAGATATCTCTCGCCTGCGCGGTTGAAAATTTGAAAGAATTATTGTCATGCTATCATAAATTGAGTTGATTCAAAATTCATTCTTGATTCTTTACGCCCTTGAGTATCTAAAGTTGTTTTGCCTTCAGCGTCCAAAATATGCGAATGTACGGGATAATTACAATTAGAATTTAAATGACGTGCCACCGCTAAGGGAACTGTATATTCTTTTCCGTCTTGCATTGTGTACCATTTCACAGGATCTTGTTTGTATTTGCGAAATGCAAATTTTACATTACCGCCTCTTGGCTCAAAACATCTAAAAATCCCAGTGACCATTTTAGATTCTTCTTTCCACATTTCATAAAGTTTATTGTCTCCTGGCGCATCTGCTACTACATTTGTAGTAACTTTAAGATTTTTGGAATTTTTCCATTCCATAAACTCTTTTACTTCAGCATCAGAAAAAGCGGGTTTTTCTTTCTTTTTCTTCACGGCTTTAGTTGTTTTTTCTTTAGACATTTCCACATCGCTACTTGTCGACAGTTCCACATTATTAATAACTTTTTCGTCTTCCATCTTATCTCCTTTAAAAAAGGGGGCTTTTGCCCCCTTCTATGTGTTATTCAGCTAAACGATATCCGCTTGCTAATGCTTCCCAGTAGATTACGTCGCTTGTGCTACCTGCTGGGCTATCTGCTCCAGCTGCTAGCTCCATAACGATTTGCGCTGTGTTATCAATAGCACCTGATAGCACATTTCCAGCATCTCCTACGGGTACAATATGAGAAGGCGTTACACCTGCTGCTGCTACTGCACTAGTCGGAAAAGCAAATGTTGTGAATGCTGTTGAGTCGATATTTAGAGTGATTGTGTTGTTTGCTGTGCTTACTGCTGTGATTTCTCCTAGCAGTCCATCAGCTTCAACCATTCCAAAATCTGAGCTTACGTTTAGACGTACAGTTTCGCCGACTGCCATTCCGTTTGTAACAGCAAGAGTTACAACAGCGGATGCTGCCTTCGAAATAGCTGTAATCCGATTTGCTTGAGGTGCGTAAATCGGGTTATTAGGTACTTTTCGCACTGTCCCTGCCGTTGCATCAGCTGCAAAGCCTGACATGTCGATAGTTCCAAGCGTAAACGAGTTGGCATCAGGTACAGCGGTAATACTAAAATCGTATCCTGCTACTTGTAGCATTGCTGTAGTACTGTAAATGCGCACTCTGTCGCCTACGCTGTAACCGTGACCTGTCACTGTTACTACAGACGTTGCTTTTGCAATCTCTGTACCCGACATCGCTTGAGCTGCGCCTAAAGCTTGGTTTGACTGATCTACCCTCTTAAATCCTCCTGAAGTAATAACTTCAAGATCAAGAGCGTTAGCAGAATCTTGTTTTGTAAACATGAAACCTGCATCGTCTGCCATTCCACGCTGCCACTCGAATTTACATCCTCGACCTGTCGTTTGTGTCGTTGCTGATTGTGTGTAGTTCCAAACGCGAAATACATCAAAATCAGAACGTAAAGCAATGTTTTTTGCTACACCGGCACTCGTGAAAGAACCTGAAGCCATAAGTTGTTCAGCCATTTTTTCCTCCTAAAGTGAAAGTGTTGTGCGTAGGTTAATAATCCAGGCATCGTTAGTGATGCGCGGTACTTCTGCGAATTTGTAACCCACAGATGCGTTTAGAGCTAAGGGCCCATCATAGATAGGCGGTCTATAGATAAACTGTGCGCTATATCCGTCCTGTTCTACGCAGCAATAGGCTTCCATGCCTGTCACAAAACAGTTATAAACGTCTGCACCGTTCAGAGATGCGTTAGCAGTGCTTGAACCAATAGAACTCAATAACCAACGTGTGTTGGAAATTGAACCCCATTCAGGGCGCAAGGTGTTTTGTTGATTTGGGTATTGTGACTTTGCAATAAAGCCCGTCACTCTCTCCAAATCTCCAATTAGCTGAGTGGAGGCCATAACAAAAAAGGAATCGCGAATGGGCGCAGTACCAAATTTGTCATCACCTTCGATCACATCACTAATAGTATGTGCGTCTGCGGTTGCTAAAGTGCGAATCACTTCATCAATGTCGCTACGCGCTAGTTCTGTAGGATTATCCCCGTTAGTACCGCCCACAGAATTTATAAAACTAGCTGTTGCAGCAAGCATATTTCTCGTGAGTTCGTCCTCGGTCTGGCGAAGGGAAACCCCTAAGCGTAAAGAGGCTTCATTTAAAACAGGGTCTTGTGCCTGTAAGGTCACTTGCTCGTTTAATATGACGTACGTTCCATAAAAGGACATGTCCGCATCGATGTTTACAGCGGATAGCTGCTGGGCTGGTGGGTAAACACCAGAATTTCCTAAAGGTACTGTTGCAGTAGCTAAAGGGTTGTATCTCCGCATTCTTAGAGTCGTACCACCATTTCGGGGCATTTCTTTAAGCATCGCAGGGATTTTGTGTATGTTGTACGGTGTCGGCACCGACAGCATCTTCATTGATAGACTTTGCTGTACTGGTGCTGGTAAAACTGACGTTGTTGTTGTCACGTTAACTCCTATTTAGGAGCAAACTTTTTAACCTTTTCTTGCGCACGCCAATGCTTCTGCGTAAAGCTGTTTTTTTAAGTCGGCTGTCATGCCTGACTCAAAATTAATCGCTTTTGACAAGGGGCTTGCGCTCCCTGCCGAGCTAAGTGACTTGGGCCGATTTGCGTTGTTATCTATTCGCTGCTGTACAGCCTTGCTTTCCTCTGCCATCGGGACAAAAGATTTGATATATTTATATGCTGCAACGGCTTTTGACTCTTCATCGCCAATTAAACCAAGGGCGTGGGCAATTTCAGGCTCTAAAGCTTGCAATTTTTCCACATTTTCCTTTGTTACTACAGCGTCAAAGTCTTGGAATTTGCTTCTAATCCGATTAGGCATATCATCGTTTTTGCGCTTGTTTTCGTATTCCTGCATAGCTTTTTGAACCCTTGCATCTGCAATGCGTTCGGCTAATTTTTGCGTCTGTTCGTATGTCGTCCAGTCGCTAGGGTCTACGTCTGCAAACTCATCAATTTCAGGCTCTTTAACCTGCTTTTGCTCGTTTCGTCTTAAAAGCTCTTCCTGTAGAGACATCATCATTTGACGATCTTGCTCTCTTTCACGCTGTAGCTGCTCGTTGCTTTCACGCAATTTTCTAAAGTTCAATTCCGCATCGGATTCTTTCTTTTGCTCTTGAACCTCTGAATTTTCCGTTTCTGCATGAGCTGAACCCATGTTTTCTGCTTCGGGAGTGACGATTTCCGAAACTACGTCATAATTTTCTGCTTCTGTCATAAATTCCTTTAATTGGTTTGCGAAACCATTACAGCATTAAAATTTTCACCCGTAACGCTGGGTAGCGAATAGAAAATTTAAGTTAAATATACTTATAGATTTAATTATCGTCTACAGATTTGCAGGGTTTTATTTGATCTTTCATTTTTGTATATTGCCTTGTTATTTTATAGCCATTTGTGTTATTCTATTTACATAAGCACAATCAAGTGTGAAAATGGAGAAAAATATTGAATACTGCAACAGACATTATAATCTACGAAACAACCGATTACGATCAATTTCAACTATTTAGAGAAAATAGACCGATTACAAATTGTATTTTATTAAAAGAGGTTATAAATAATAACAATAAGCTGAAATTTAATCCTATTATTGTAACTGCTGATTTTGAGGTTTTAGACGGTCAACACAGATTATCTATAGCAAAACAGCTTGAAATACCTATCTATTTTGTGATTGATCCTGAAGGAAACGTGGACGATATTAAATGTTTAAATATCGGTAGAAAAAACTGGTCGCTGAGAGAGTATATAAATTTTTACTCTAAAAGAGGAAGTAAAGTTTATATGTTTATCTCAAGTATGCTTAAAAAATACAAAGTCTGCTGCACTGTTTTGTGTAGAAATATATGTACTAGTCAAGGAAAATCTGTTAGTGATTCTTTGAAAAAAGAAACTTTAACTCTCAAATACAACGATATTGAAGCCATACAATTTCTAGACCACTATCAAGATATTATGGATAAATTCTATCAATTTAAAATTAAAGGGGGAATTCCTTCGCAAGCGTTTGAGTCTGCAATTTTTAATATTGTGATAAAGGAAAATTATAATCACTCGCGAATGTTGAAAAAAATAGATAATGATCTTGATATATTCCTGATGGCCAACAACTTTAAAACTTATACTATGGTGAAAGACGTTATTATTGATAAATTATACAATAGAAATTTAACTGAGAAAAATAGGATTTATTGATAAAGGATCTCTATTAGCGTTCTTTAATTTGTATATACCCACATGGGATTTATACCTAAACGATTGTAAGCTTGTAAGATCAAAACAGGGGGAACGATTTGTTTCGTTTCCCTGTAAATCCTATGAAAAGGATGGTGAAACAAAATATTACTTGAAATAGAAAGGGGATTGTATCGATACTCTAAAGATGCAAACTCCTTTAGCAGGTTAAAAGAATCGCGTGACTCCCAATCTAGGAATTACTTTAAGATGCGAGAGTAATTGTATTCAATGGTGCCCACGCAAATTTAAGTGCGCTTGCTGTGTAGAAGAGCACGAAAGCGAAAGTAGCAGCCATGAAAGTGAGTCTATCGAAAATAGAATAGAGCGAGTAGCAGAGGTGGTGACACACTCAAGAGAAGAAAAGTCTACATGTTGTATTTTGCAGTGAATTATTTAACAATTTTACTTGTTTTTACTAGTACTTTTTGTTTAGTTCAACATAGCTACTATTATCAGTCTCATGTTTAATTCTTAAGTACTAGTTTTCTTATAGTAGTTAATTAACTTAATTGCACGTTCTCTTGTTATATAGAATTTTCTTTGTAAGTAGCCAATGCTAAGTTCATCCCTTTCCTCTTCTATCAACTTTAATTTTTGCATCGTCGTGCATGTTTTGCATAGATCTTCTATATCGTCTGTATTAGAGTTAACCCAGCCCGTAGGCTTGTTGCAATTTTTGCAGGGATAACCACGCCTAAGCTTTCTTTCGCTTACTAAACTAGTCACTAACCCAGCTTCACGTTAAAGATTTTTTCTATTTCTTCCCTGCTTTTGATAGGTGTTACATTCCTATCAATTGGAAACTTTAATACCTGTGGTTGTTCAGGAACTTTTAGGCTTTCCGAAGACAAGCGCAAATTTGATGGTTGGCTGTCCTCACGCTTTGGCTTAGTATTCTGTTCTTTACACCAATCTATGTGAAAGGGACAATTCTTGGTTACGCTACTCATTTTTTTTATCCTCTCCTCTTTAAATAAAACACTCACACACAATAGAAGCCTGGGGAGTCAAAGGATTATTTTCCAACTCGTTTCCAGGATTTCCCTTTCGGGTTATAACCTTGCAACTTAACACTTGCCAACTTTTGTATGAAAAAACTTAATCCTTAAGTCTTGATACGTGAGCCTTGCAGTATGGGGAAAAAACACATTAAAATTGTGCTGCTAACCTAGCTACCTCCCCAAAATGGCGGGGAGGATAGGAATCGAACCTATTTTTTTCTTTTCTAGTCTTTCCTAATGTCAATAATTTTTTGATTTGTCTTATTGCATTGAGTGTAATTTTAATCTAATAAATCTGTTGTAGCGTTTACAATTTCAAGTTTAGCATCAATTATACTAATCTCGCTTTTAAGTGCGTCTATTTTCTTGTCTCTAAGTGAGGGATCAAAAAATCTTACAACTTTAAACTCCACTACTTCTGTAGTAGAGGGGGAACGTACAGCCTGATCCTTCAGGCCCATATCACTTAATTGTTGCCATGCAGACAAATCTAATGCCGACAAATCACGCCTTCTACTAATCCAACTATGTATCGTCTTAGTAATAGACTTATCACATAAATCTATTGTAACAGTCGTAAGCACGTTTGTTTTAGATATTCTCTCTCGAAGTCTCTCTATCTCTAAAACAAGATCATGATGGGATTGTAACCATCCTGCAACTTTCTCTCTTTGATTTTCGTACTTAGAAGTTTCAAAAGACATTTTTGCAGCACATTCTCTAATCTTTGCGCGTATATCTGATGCTTTTCTTTGCAAATCTTTAATTTGCTTCAAACCTTCAATAATTTTCAATCTAATACCTCTGAATCTTTAGCGTATAGAGTATCGTAACACTGTTCTATGTATGGAGTTTCTTTAATCTCATCTTCGCTCTCAATCTCATTTTTATGAAACATATCGTGAAAATGCTTATACAGTTTTTTGTCTAGAAAATTCATGGTGAAAATAAGCAATTCTTTGTGATGCTCTAAAACATGGTTTTGATTATCAGCAAGCCACATCGCTGTGTTTTCGTCTGGTAGTACCCAAATGAATTGCAAATCCCCAGTCTGTGGATTATACCGCCAAACTGTTTGATCCCATTGAGGAGTCGGTAGGCTAATTCTAGCTATAAAATATCTGCGTATGACGTTTTCTAATAGCTGCTCTTTTTTTTGGTGCACTACAATGTAAAATGGTTTATCAAAATGCTTATGAGCGTCAATACACTTCTGAATTTCTTCAAAGTATTCTTTGTCCATCTCGCGCTGAGTGTCTATAATCCCTTGTTTAGTGTCGGGATTTGCTAATCTTTCAACTGCTTCTTGACCTACGGTTTTCTTGCTCATATAAACCTTTTTTGTTAAACCATTTTAACACAATTCATCCATTTAAGCATATAAAAAAGCCCCTGCTCGGTGGAGAACAGGGGCAACTTCAATCGCTTTAAAAAAGAAGTACCTACACTATAGAAAATAGCAGTTAAAAACGCAAAACTTAGTCTCTGCGCCCTTGATTTCCCATCATTTTCTTGTTGTTGTCCTTCGCAAGCATATCTTGACCCTGCATAGTGTCATTATAACGCTCTGCTGCCCCATAATTTGCTTTAGGAAACTCTTTCATGACCTTTTCGCTCGGCATATTTGCAAAGCCTTTGTCATACAATCCTTTTTGTGCGCTCGGATTTGCAACATTGTTACTCATCTTGTCGCCATAATATTTAGCCATTTTCTTTCCTTTGGTAAAACGAGCTTTCGCTCGGGTTTAAAACCCCTATTACCGCGACACTGCCGCTAGTTTTTGGGATAAATTAAATTTAAGTTTGCATATCGTTTGCAGTATTTTAAGAAGAAATAGAAGAACCCATGTTCACTGATTTAATAGTACTATCATCCACAGACTGAACTACCTTCTCCTCGCTATCAAGCTGTAAAGAATTAACAATTTGAAGAAGTTTCTGTATTTGGTTAATGTCCATTTCTTCAAGCTCTTTAATTGCTTTAATTTTATCTAGTCTCGCTGATGCTATATTTTCAACTGCCTCAGCTTCTCGCTGGGTCGCTAGTGAACTATTCTCAGCTACGCGACTAGTTCTTTCTAGTTTTAAACCTACATCTGCCTGCGCTTTAGCCTGAAGCGATTCAATTTGCGCTTGTAATACCGCCATTTGCTGCTGTAGCTGCATTTGCTGTTGTTGCTGCGCCTGCTGCTCTTCAGCTTGCATTGTCTCAATGAGTTCCTCTTTATTTTGGAGTGTCGCTGCTTGTACAATGCTTTTTGTGGGAATCGGCAAACCTAGTTCTCTCAAATGCAAGAGCTGCTGAAATTCCATCTGTCTTTGTGTTGCCGTGTTAACTCCCTCTTCAATTCTAATATCGTAATTCAAGAAAGCTTTTGATTTAAACTCAGGTACTGGCTGCTCATTTAAAATTCTTTCTATCTTTCCCTCTGTATAGTTATTTTGTATAATTTCAAGGAATGTTTCTCCTAGGAGCTTCTGGGAGAAATCTAATTGATCAAAAAGAACTTGCAGCGTTGTAAGTCCTGCACCTTGACGCAGCATAGATAAAATTCCTGCCTTATCGTCATTTGCAGATCCCAGCAACTCCTCGTTTACACCGCTAATTTCTTGTATTTCGCGACCTAGAAGCTCGGAAAGTTGAATCATGCTAGGCGGTACTTGAGCTGGCATGATTTCTTGTACATCGTTCATGTCAGCTTCATGCTTGAGAGCAAGCCCTTTTCCCTGCCCAGCCATATAAACATCTTTTGGATTAACAAGAGAGGATGGTTTGTACTTGTATCCGCTGTTAATCTGTGATTCGAGGATATCAAGCTCAATAACCTTACGCCTATTATACAAAAATTGACTATCTCTTAATCCGCGCACAACTCCCTGCGCTCTCCATTCAAAACTAGCTAAGTCAGGTTCATAATATCCTAAAAAGGGCACAAATGGATAACGATCAATTTTGAGATGATTTTCTCCGTTATAAATAACTTTACTATTAACAGATTGAGCGAGTTTGACTGTAGACACATCAGTTTTCATAGTATTAACTTGAGGGTAAATACCTAGAAATTGCTCTAATTGCTCATCATCGCCTTTCCATTCTCGAGTTAGTCCTGCTCTCTCATCGACTAAAAATATAGCCTCGCGCGTGTCTTTGTAAAAAAACTCATCGAATGTACAAAGATTATCAACACCGTAATTATACGATTGCGCCATCAAATTAAAACGCCCGTCATTACCTCCATTTTTTTGTAAGCTGTCAATATAGTCGTGAGTTTCCTGGGGTGCTAAATCTTTTACAGCGTCTTTTGTTAGCCACTGCCTGCGCCACACAAAATTACAGTCGCTCAAATCTTTTTTTCTAAAATAGGGATCAATTAAAAATGCGTTATAGGGAACGTGATCAACTTGTATATCACCAGAAATAGGATCTTTGTTGTAATCTATATATGTATTGAGCAAGCACAAACCTGTAGTGATTGATCCTTTGTCAAACGCCTCTGATATAAGCTCATCACAATTTGCGCTTTTCATCGTGTTAAATAGCAGTTTAGACCACTGACTGCTAGCTTTGTCGTCATCGTGCTCAACTGGATAGGCAATAGTACTTTTTCTATTCTGTCGCTGATAGCCTGTAATCATGTTTGTTACACGTCTTATTCGATTAAACGTGAACTTCTTTCTTCTATGAGCTGGGAGATTACCGTAATAGTCGTTCCACAGGGTTTGGTCTCCTGCTTTAAATCGAGTATCAATATCAGCTTCAGTCCAGTACGCTTGATTTATTTGACTAGTTTTTGTGTAAAAATAGTCCATCATTTCTTTAATGGACTTATCGCCCTCTGTGTAATAGCTGAGATCAATATTTTTGTTGAGCATGCGCCTACCTTTGTTTACGCGCATCATACTATAAAATTTACATTGTTTAAACTTTTATCGATGCAACAAGAAATTATTATGTAGAGTTTATGGGCTAAAAGCCTACATTTCCATTAAAGGACTGATTACCGCTTTGATCTTGGAAAAAAAGCGGTAACTCAGTTTGCGTGCCCACGACATTTTGATAAATTTTGTCGAGGTCTTTGTCTGTAAATTGATTTGAGAAAGTGTGTAAAAAATGTGTGTATAGGGTGTAACGGATTCCATCTAGGCAATTATGCGTTAATATTCCCTCAGCAAAAAACTCGTGTTCATTTTCGACATGTAGATTGTAAACGTCTGTTTTTCCATCTTTCTTTTTCTGCACAAGATCTACTGCAACATTTAATTTTTGCGTATCTATTGCATGTAAACTTTGATTTGCAAAACAGGCATTCTCTTTGTTCATTATCAAAGTGATTATCTCTTCTGTATTGTGACTTACAGTTATTCGAACAAAATTTTCTTTGTTGCAGTGCTTTGCTGAGATATTCTTTTTTGCATTTAACACATACTCTTCTAGTTGCTTTCCTTTTTGTCCACACTCTCTTGCAGTGTTCACTGTGCCAACTTTTTCCTTCTTTGCTGGCGTGCCATTTTTTAGTAAGGTGTCTAATGGATTCACAATGTTTTGTTCTAGCTGATCTTTGACTATCTGTAAGATTTCTTTGATGATGGGACATGTGTTCTGTAACTGTAACGCATTCGAGATTCCCAATACTATTGTTGAGGGTATTTCCGTCAACGTGATGAATATGACATCCTTGCTGTATTTCTCCATTGTAGTGTTTCCAAATGTCTCTATGAAGATATCTAAACCCTTTTTCTGTTTCTGCTCCGTTAGCTTGGTAGTAGTTTCTGAGATTAGCGTGTTTAGAGTTTGGATAACGTCTATATTTTCTTTCGTTAAACACAATGATTTCAACCACGGCAATTCTCCTGATTCTATAAAGTGCATATCGGATGATACCAAATTAGAAGCTTTTTTCCAGCCGTTTATAGTTAAGAACTTATGTCCAGGTGTGCAAGTAATTTTCTTGCCCAAAATTTCAAACTCTTCCACATTAGCTTTATTTTTGAAAGTTTTTTTAACGTAGTTCCATCCAGATCTAGTTTTAACTTTTGTCCCAACTTTAATATCTTCAATGGGAATTTGTCCATACTCAGTTTTGATTTTTGTTCCTGCGACAAAACAGTGGTCGTACTCTTTAATTGGCTTATCTTCACCTTTGTTTGAGCACTTCTCATCCCACCTGTAAGTCTGAAACTCTCGTATCGCGTTTTCACAGCACTTGAGCACTTTGAAAGTTCCATTACAGAGCAGATTTGAAACATGTCGTATACCGTTGAGCACATCATTATCAGCATTAATAACACCGCCTATATTTGCTCTCATCAGTTCATTTTTAAATGAGGCTGCTGAGGGATCTACATATATAGCTCGCACGTTCTTATCACCAATAAATCTTATCAAATCTTCACAATATTCCGTATCTGTTTTTTGTCTGTTGTGCTTTTTACTACAGTAATAATACTCTTTTTCTAGCCACAAATTAGGATAAAACTTTCGATTATATCCTATTAAACTGAAAGTGGTGGGGTTGCAAGTGCCGTAATCAATTCCAATTGTGTAATATTCCGCTTGTCCAGGGGGATTGTCTATTACGTGATCATCTTCATCGAAGAAATCGTAGACCGTTCCCTCTGCTAGGACCCATTCGCCATTGATGTAACGCTTGTACCAGAGACCTGAGTATTCCTTCTTGAGATTATTAACGTAGGAATCGCTTAGAGATGGGTTGTCCTCCAGCCTGAAGTGGTGAACGCTCATGTCTAGGTCTGTCTTTGCTAGAAAGTCAGTCTTCAACCAGTGAAAGGGGCTATCTGGGTTAGTTGAGCCGAATAGCTGTGCGCCTGTTACGGAGAGACGAGAGAGGAGCATCTTGAAGAAGCCTTGAGGGATGAGGGTTAGCTCATCGACGTAGGCTATAGCTAGTGTAGAGCCTTGTATTCTTCTTTGTGCTCTCTCATCATTTGCTCCTACAAGAAAGATTGTTCTACCTAGCAGGTTGATCTGTCCTGTCTTGGGAGTAGGACAAGGCGCACCAACGAGAGCACAAAGATCGGTGAGGATGTTACGCTGGATGGAGTCCCTGGACACGCCGATAATCATCGCTAGCCCTGGTGGTCCTTCCTGTAAAGCCTTGAGGAATCTGATGATTGAGATGAAGGTCTTGCCTGATCGGACTGACCCTTCCCATATGTTTAGTCGTGCGTCTGAGTTCCTATAGGACTCAATCTGTTTCTGGCTGAGTGGATTTCTCAATGGCTGCTCCTTGTGACAGTACGTCTACTGCTCCTATGATCGCTATTGCTGCTTGGCTGACTGCATCACCCTGGCTCTTATCGTGGTCTGTCTGACCTAGGTATTGCTTGCCACACCAGATGGCCATGGCTGCGTTTTTCTGTGCTAATCGGAGCTGTGTTCTACGCAAAGATGCCCTTCCACCATTACTAAATCTTTTATATGCGTCCGAAAAACTCATATGTAATTCCCTAACGCACCAGGTGTGTAATGTGTCTAGATCTGTCTTCATAATGGCTTCTATTTCATCGTAAGTACACATGCTTTGACACAGTCGCTCGAACAGCTCGCCGTCTATTTTCTTGTATGGCCGTCCGTTTTTGGGTGGGTTACCAGTCTTGTTCCCAGACTCCGCTTTCTTCTTTTTCTTAGGCTTGGGTTTGTCTGTCATACCTGCTCCTTTGGTGGATCTCTTCTGCTGTCTTCATACGCCTTCCCCTAGTAAAGATGTAAGTCGTTACCTCGTTGTCCCTATTCTGTTTCATTCCAAATCTCACCGTTCAGCCTTATTTCTGGCTTTTTTTCATTCTTTATACAGTGCTTGAAATAACGCTTTCTTATTACGTCACAGTATTTAGGTTCCATTTCCATTGTAAAACATTTTCTACTGTTTGCCTCACATGCTATAAGTGTTGATCCCGAACCACCAAATAGATCTAACACCATCATCCCTCTAGTGGTGACCTTGCTTATTGCAAACTGCACTAGATCGATTGGCTTCTGTGTTGGGTGGTCTTCTGGTGGGTCCCTGTCAAATTCCCATACATCTCGGGATCTCTCGCCATTTAGCTCTACCCTTCCCTTGTGTCCAAATAGGATAAGCTCGTGTTGACCTGCGAAC